GGTGTTATCTTAGCACCTACCGGTGTTGGTAAAACAACACTTATGACCAAAATCGCTAACACAGCATTTAACATGGGATATAACGTTCTCCAAATCTTTTTTGAAGACAACCCAAAGATTATCCAAAGAAAACACTTCACAATTTGGACAGGTGTTGAACCTGATAGATTGGCTCTTGAAAAAGAGTCTGTTATGGACAAAGTGGAAGAAATTAAGAACACAATGCCAAACAAACTAATCTTGAAGAAATTACCTTCAGATACTGTGACAATGAATGAAATCAAAAACCAAATTAGAAAGATGGTTGCCGATGGTAGCCCAATTGATATGGTTACATTGGATTACATTGACTGTGTTGTTCCTGAGAATACAAGGAATGACGAGTGGAAAGCAGAAGGTTCTGTGATGAGACATTTTGAGGCTATGTGTCACGAAATGAATCTTGTTGGATGGACTGCAACTCAAGGTAACCGTTCATCAATTTCTTCTGAAGTTGTAACTACCGACCAAATGGGGGGTTCAATCAAAAAGGCTCAGGTTGGTCACGTAATTATTTCAGTTGCTAAAACACTTCAACAAAAAGAATTAAAGTTAGCAACAATTGCGATTACAAAATCTCGTATTGGTTCCGATGGTATTATCTTTGAAAATTGTAAATTTGACAACGAATTGTTAGAGATAGATACTGAATCGTCAACCACTTTCCTTGGGTTTGAAGAACAACAAGAAGGTAAAAAAAGAGACAGGGTCAAAGAACTTCTCGAGAAAAGAAAACAAAGAGAACAACAAAACGCCCAATAAACAAAAATTAAAAAAATATAAAATGAATATTATGGATAATTCTGATGAATTAACTCAAGTTGAAACACAATATGTGATTAAAAGAAGTGGTGATAAAGTACCATTTGAATCTGACAAAATCCAAAATGCTATCTTAAAAGCGATGATGGGTATTAATAAAGTTGATGCTGAAATGGCTGAAAAAATATCAAGATTAACGAAGAAAAGTCTTTTCAGAAACGATAAGACCAGAGTACCTCATGTTGATGAGGTTCATGATATGGTTGAGAATAAATTAATGGACAATGGTTTGAATGATGTTGCTAAAGAGTATATCATTTACCGTTCTAAACACAGACCAAATATCTTCAACAAGAGAGTTAACTTAAAACCTTATGAATATCCTAATTTGCTTCAATACGTTGACGCTATTCGTCATTCTTATTGGGTTCACACTGAGTTCAATTTTACTTCTGACATTCAAGACTTTAAGGTCCATTTGAATGAAAAAGAAAAGTCTGCTGTACAAAGAGCTATGTTGGCTATTTCACAAATTGAAATTGCCGTTAAAACTTTTTGGGGTGACATTTATAAGAAGTTACCAAAACCTGAAATTGGTAGTGTTGGAGCAACGTTTGCAGAATCTGAAGTAAGACACGCAGACGCTTACTCAAACCTAATACAAGTACTTGGACTCAATAAAGAATTTGAAAATCTACTTGAGGTACCCGCAATGCGTAGAAGAATTAAGTATTTGGAGAAATCTATCTCAAATTCAAAGTCAATTGAAAACCAAGATTACTTTGAGTCTGTTATATTATTTTCAATGTTTGTGGAAAACGTATCGTTGTTCTCACAGTTTTTAGTTATTATGTCATTCAATAAGTTTAAAAACGTATTGAAAGGTACGAGTAACGCAGTTGAGGCAACTTCTAAAGAAGAAAACATTCACGCAGAATTTGGATTTGACTTAGTGAATCTAATTAAAAAAGAAAACCCAAGTTGGTGGACACCTGAATTAGTTCAAGATTTAATTAACGCAACCATTGATGCTTACGAAGCTGAGACTGATATTGTTGAATGGATTTTTGAAGAAGGTGATTTGGACTTCCTAACTAAGGAACAAACATTAGAGTTTATCAAACATAGATTTAACATTTCATTAAATGCTATTGGTATTGATAAAGTATTTGATGTGAACCCTGTTATATTGGAAACCACCGAATGGTTTGATGACGAAATTTTAACAACAAAACACACAGACTTTTTTAACAAACGTAGTATAAACTACAGTAAAAAATCAAAGTCTATTACTTTAAACGATTTATTTTAACTATATTTACAGTAATAATTATTATGGAAAATAGAAAACCTTTTGATTGGATTAATGATGAATCCATAACATTTCTTCGTAGAGGATATCTCAGCGAAGGAGAAGAACCACTTGAACGAATTCGTGTAATTGCGAACCATGCTGAAAAACTATTAGGTAAGGTTGGTTTTGCGGACAAGTTTTACGAGTATATGAGTAAAGGATGGTATTCATTATCATCACCTGTATGGGCTAACTTTGGTAAAAAACGTGGACTACCGGTAAGTTGCTTTGGTTCTAATATTGGGGACAACATTGAATCAATTCTTTATACTCAGGCTGAAGTTGGTGAGATGAGTAAGATGGGTGGAGGTACCTCAGGTTATTTTGGTAACCTTAGAGGTAGAGGTGCGGAAATCACTGACAACGGACACGCACCAGGAGCAGTTCATTTTATGAACCTATTCCAAAGTGTTGTTGACAATATTTCTCAAGGTTCAACACGTAGAGGTAGATTCTCACCTTATCTACCAATTGAACACCCCGACATCATGGAGTTCTTGGAAATTGGAACTGAAGGGTTCCCCATCCAAGATTTGACTCACGCAGTTACTGTAACTGATGAATTCATGGAATCCATGGTTAACGGTAACCCTGATAAGAGAGCGGTGTGGGCTAAGGTTATTCAAAGAAGAGGTGAGATTGGATATCCGTACATTATGTTCACAGATACTATGAACAATAAGGCTCCTGAAGTATACCGAGAAAAAGGTATGAAAATTTATAACTCTAACTTATGTTCTGAAATTGCATTACATAATTCAGAGGAAGAGTCTTTCGTTTGTGTATTGTCTTCAATGAATGTTTTACACTATGATGAGTGGAAAGATACGGATGCGGTTGAGACTATGGTTCATTTCCTTGACGCAGTTGTAACTGAGTTTATCGGTAAAATTGATGACATTAGAACTAACGGTACCGTTGAAGGTCAAAGAGCATTCTTTTATCTTGAAAAGGCATACAACTTCGCTAAAAGACAACGAGCTCTTGGTTTGGGAGTATTGGGTTGGCACTCACTACTACAATCTAAAGGATTACCTTTTGACAGCAAGGAAGCCGCAAAATTGAATGTTGAGGTATTCAAATTAATTAAAGATAAATCATACAAGGCTTCAGAAGAATTGGCTCAAGTTTTTGGTGAACCTGAAACACTTGTTGGTTATGGTAGAAGAAATGTCACTTTGAACGCAATTGCTCCAACAACATCTTCAGCATTTATCTTGGGTCAAGTGTCTCAGTCAATTGAACCTATTTGGTCTAACTGTTATGTTAAGGATGTTGCGAAGATGAAAGTAACAATCAAAAATCCTGTTCTTAAGAAATTATTAGTTGATATGGGTAAAGATGATAAAGCTACTTGGGATAGTATTAAGAAGTATGATGGTTCTGTCCAACACTTGGATTTCTTAACAGATGAACAAAAAGATGTTTTTAGAACCTTTGCGGAAATCAACCAAGCTTCTATTATCAACCAAGCGGCGGTAAGACAAGATTACATTGACCAAGCTCAATCTTTGAACTTGATGATTTCACCTGACATGCCAACAAGGGACGTTAACAAACTTCTAATTGATGCGTGGCAACTTGGAGTTAAAACTCTGTATTACCAACACTCTATGAACTCAGCACAAGCTTTCGCAAGGAAGAAGTTAAATCTAAATGATTTACAATGTGTGGCTTGTGAGTCATAATTAACATCTAAACTAAATAAAACCCATCGTTTTCGGTGGGTTTTTTATTTATAAGAAAAAAAATACAGAGTATATTTATAAGATATGGCTGAAGGTATTACATATGGTTTAGAATTTCCTTTTGTGGATTCAACACAAGGGGATTATTTAGCCCTAACGGAAACTCAGTTTCAACAAATAAGGAGTGACTTATTACACCTAATTCTTACGAGAAGGGGTTCAAGATATTTTTTACCAACTTTTGGTACAAGGTTGTATGAATATATTTTTGAACCGTATGATGGTCTTACTTTTGATGCAATAGAAGCGGATATTAGGGATTCTGTCCAAAATTTCATGCCAAATCTTTTACTTAATAAAATTACAATTGAACCTGC